AGAAATTCCGCGCCCTCATAAGCCGTCACCCTCGTGCAGGGAATCAGCAGCAGCGTTGCCGCGCTCGCACATTCCATGCAGTACGCATGTTTTTCCTTGGCAGCGTGCTCCTTGAGCAGCCTCATCATCGTCATGCCCTCGTCCAGATATCCGCCCGGACTGTCGATGTAGATGTTCAGCGTTTCAGCGTCTTTCACGCTGTCAAGCGCGCGCTGCACCTGTTTGCCGCTCGTCTCGTTGAGCTCTTCCCATGCCCAGCTCGTGATCGGACCGCTGATATACACGTTTCCGACCTTGGCGTCGTCGGCGCTCATTCGCGCCTCAAAAAACAACTTAGGCCGATTCATCGCTTGTCACTTCCTCCTTCATTGCTTCCGTCTCGTTATCCGATTCCTCGTCGCCTTCCGGCGGTGCGTTTGGATCTGGCGCCTCCGTTTCGCTCCCCTGCTCGCCGCCCATCGCGATAAGCTCGGCGCATGCGGCAACTTCGCGCTTGCGCTGGATGATGTTTTCGTTCCAGTCGCTCCCGTTGAACTCCGCCGCTTCCCGCTCCTGCGTGGAGAGATTCAGCAAAATCCGCTTTTCGGCGGCGCTGACTTCCTTGAGCGGGTCAAGCTGCTGCATCGTGCTGCCAATCCAGTTGCATTTGCACCAGCTCGCGCGAATCACCGGGTCGTCAAAAAAACCGGGCGCTTCAATGCGTCCAATCGCGATGGCTTCGGCAAGAAACGCCTCATAGACCGGCTGGCAAAAATCCGCAATGAAATCCCGCCGCGCCCTTGGAATTTTGCGCCAGTATTCCGTCAGCGCCCCTCGGCTCGCGCTGTACGATTTGGTAAATGCTTTGAGCAGAATTTCCTTGGGCATCTCCACGCTTGCGCCGATCTGTGTGCAGACCGCATCTACAAACGTGGAAAATGCAGAGTTATTGCGGGTCGGGCTGACCCCTTCCGGCTTCTGTCCGGGGGCAAGCTCATAAATCGCGCCTGCGCGCATATGGAGCGCATTTTGCGGCGTGCTGCTTGTCGTCTGCTCGTCGTCCTCAACGGAATCATCAACCGCCGATGCGATGTTGTTGTCGTTGGGGTCGCTTGTGATAAAAAGGGTAAACATCGAGGAAATCAGGCTGGCTGTCAGCTCCGCGTTCAAATACCGCTCAAGCTGCTTCACCTGCTCGATCACCGGTGCCATCATCGGCACACCGCGATACTGCTCCGGTCTGTCCGGCACATAAATGTGCAGTACATTCGGCATGCCGGTGTCCTTTCCATAGGCTTCAATGCGGGTGTATTCGATTTGCCGCGTGTCCGTTTCATTCAACGGATGTCTGCTGGAAAAGTGATACGCAACTA